TGGGAGAGAATGGGTTATATGGTGAGGTTTTAATGGATTTATATCCTGAAACACCTGGAAATACAATTTATAAGTTTTCAATTTATACAGTAGAAGATGATAATTCAATTAAAGTACAAGGGAAACCTGTAAACGTAAATGATCCATATGATGTTTTAGATGTTGAGTTTTTACCTAACTATTTACAAAGTAAAATAAAGTATTACTATAAGGACGGAGGTACAAACATACACAAAGCTCTTCTAGAAAAGTTATCTATTAACAGTGTTGCTGAAATGATAAACTTAAATGATGATAGTGTTAAGTATACTACGGTAGAAGAAAATGGAGAAATAAATGCAAATAGATTTACTATTAATTTTGAAGATGGAAATGAAATTGTAAAATATGCAACACTTTCTGTAGAAGAAGATAATGATAAACCGAAAAGTTTTAAATTGTTTAAAGGTATTATTGGTTATAATTTAATTAAATCAAGTGAGGCTGAATATTATCCATTCTTAATAAGACACAGTGGATCATATACTGTAGGATTTAAACCAGTTGTTACATTTACTGACATGTATGCTCATTTTAAATCTAATAGAGTACAAGCCACTGTAGATAACAGAGAGTCTGTATTTGAGTCATTTTTATACAAACATGCCATGAATAACTCATATGAATTAAAAACTGCCAAATCATATTATAATAGATATAATAGATGTGGTACTACGTTCAATGTAGGTCTTATTATAGATAATGATATACATGATTCTAATTGGGGCATTATAAAAAATCATTTTTATCATAAAGTAAATGAAATAAATCCAAACGGTATTACCAAACTCTCAGAATCTTCTGATAAATTACCATTGTACCCTCGTATTAATGAAATCGCTATTTCTAAAAAAGATGTAAACGTATTTAGATCTTCATGGGATGCAAATTATTATACTAGAGCATTATCAGGTGGAAAATCTGAAGATATACCAGGTACATTAGATAATACAGAGGAAAAATCTTATCTTGGATCTACTACGATGAAGATTAAAAACGAGTATGATGTTACTTCTTTTACATATGAAAATGTAGATAGTCAAGAAGATTTAGATTTTATTTTAAAGAATGGTATAAATAAGGCTGAAGTAACTGTATTTGAGGATGAAAAACAAATAGTTGCAGATTTTTATATTACTGATGCTGCTACTAGATTACTAAGAAATGACGGAGTGTTTGATGTAATAAATAAGTATGTGAATGCTGAAGATTCAGCTGGGGATAAAACAACTTTGATCGATGACGCAAATTTCTATATTAATAATAATATTATTGAAAAATTTGTAGTAGATTCTATATCGTTATATACTAGAGACTTTAAAGGAAGACCTTCATCAATAATAAATATAGGTGAAGATATTCGTGCTGGTGGGTTTACACCAGACAACAATTTTAGATTTAAATCTCATAAACAAAAGCCTATGAATTTTAGATTGATATATAATAAAAGATTAGGATATTCTTACGACATTAAACCTATGATAAAAATAAAGTCATAAAATGGCAATTAACATTCAAGAGATACTACACCCGAGTGATTCGAACTCTATTAAGTTTGAAAAAATCAACTATAACTTTGACCAAATATTGGCAAATGGAGGTGGACCTGTCGGTCCCAAGGGACAAAAAGGAGATCAAGGTCAAGTTGGTTCTACTGGACAAAAAGGAGAAAAAGGTGAGATTGGTAATACTGGTTTAAAAGGAGATTCAGGGGCAACTGATAGTCCATGGTATAAAGTTGAATTAGATGCTAATTCAGATGGCCAAAATGAGGTTACTATTCTAAAACCAAAAAGAGGAACTGATTTACAACTTCCTATAATTTGGTTAGGGGATTCTACATTTGAAGAAGATTCTAATGACGGTGATATTTCAACAAATGCAAGATTAACAATAGCAACCGATGGTGTTTTTGCAAATTATCTAAAATTATTTCATGACTCTGTTCATGGTTTAGTATTAACTAGTGAAGAAAGTGGAGCTTATAAAAGATTTGCTTTTAAAAATAATTTTGGTAGCAGTAACATAGAGTTCGGCGCAACTACTAATAAGATATCTTTAGTTGCTACAAGTTCTAATGCTTATTTTCAAGGTGAAGGCGTAACAATTAAAACAACTGGATCAAATAACCTTAGTTTAGAAACTTCTGGTAATGGTATATTGGATGTAGATATAAATGCTGAATTTAAAGGTTACGTAAGGTTGCCTTATGGTGGAACTGGACAAAGACCATTAAATCCACAAGTAGGTATGATAAGATTTAATAGTGATTTAGATATCGCTGAAGCTTATTATTACAACGGTGGTTCACCAGAGTGGAGAGAATTGTGTACAGATTGTGGTAGCGGAGTAGCAGATAGTATTGGAATTATAGGTGGAAACATTGATGCATATGCTGATGGAAGTCCAGTAGTAACTGACACTATTTCTATTGGAGGTGGAAACATTAATGCAAATAGTGACGGGTCACCAAGTTCAAGTGTGCCTAATCCGACTGCAACACCAAATCCAACGGCACAACCAACCCCAGCCCCAACTAGTGGATCGGGTAGTGGTTCGGGACCAAATCCAACTGCAACGCCAACTAGTGGATCAGGCAGTGGATCAGGGCCAAATCCAACTGCAACGCCAACTAGTGGATCAGGCAGTGGATCAGGGCCAAATCCAACTGCAACGCCAACTAGTGGTGGTGGTTCAGGAACAGGATCAGGAACAGGTTCAGGTGGTGATAACGAAATTATCGAAGATGATGGTGAAAGCTTAGGCGGAGGAGGAACTAGTTCGGGAACTGGAAGCGGAGGAACTAGCTCTGGAACAGGTTCGGGAACTAATAGTTATTAAAATAAAAACAAGATAAATATAAAAACATAAATAATAAAATGAGCTACGATTATACAAGAACTGTCTCAATTACACCGGTAAGTACATCCTATTCATGGGATGCTACTCCTAATTGGATTACTATAACAAGAGTTTCTGTTAACTCCGATGACTGGACAATTACACTTCAAGAAAACACAGGTGATGCACGTAGTGCGACACTTACTGTTAGACATGCTAATTCAACAACGGTTGACACTATAACTGTGAATCAAGCTGAGGGTGTAGGTGTGCCTGATCCAACTGCAACGCCAGTTCCGACTTCGGTTCCGACTGCAACGCCAGCTCCGACGAACGTACCAAATCCAACGCCAGTTCCACCAACTGCAACGCCAGTTCCACCAACTGCAACGCCAGTTCCAACTGTTCAACCAACACCTGGTCCAAACCCAACGTTTACATTTGCAACTAATACAACGTCTGGTAATAGATTTATATTTGCACCTAGTAGTCTTAATACTGATGTATCATATACAATCGTAGCAGATGGTAACACTAGTCCAGCTGCGCCAAGTAATTTTAGTACCAATGGTGTTAGTGGTTCAAATCAAACTGGACCAACTGTAACAAACAATTCGAACGTATTTACTGGAACTTATAGGTTTACAAAAACTTTTTCACCAATTGCTGATCTGAATGTTAACTGTACAGTAAGTGCACCATATGGCACATCAGATACTTGGTATTGTACGCTTGAAGCAGATTCAGGTCCTAAAAATACAGCTACGCCAAGTCCAACTAATAGTTCAGGCTCTGGTTCAGGTTCGGGACCAACTGCAACACCAATTCCTAATCCAACTGCAACACCAGTTCCATCTTCAACGCCATCGTATAGTGGCGGCGGAGGCGGAGGCGGATGTCACGTAGCTGGAGAATTACTTACGTTAGCTAATGGTGAAACTAAATTAGTAGAAGATGTAGTTGTAGGAGATAACTTATTATCTGTTAATTTTGATGGATTTAGTTTAGATGGAGAGTGGAAATCATGGAAAAGAAGAGAAGAAACTCTTGGATCTGTGTATACAAACACGACTGTTACTAATGTTACTGTTTTAGAATTCGATAAATATTATGACTTCAATAATGGATTATTAAAAATCACAGAAGAACATCCTGTCCTAGTAAAAGATACTGTAGGAGATATTTACTTCAAACAAGTAAGAGATATTGTTAATTCTGATTGGCTCTTAAATGAAGACAATGAATGGGTAGATATTACATCTATAGAATTGATAGCGGTACCTGAGAGATTTACAACATATTCCTTTAACGTAGAAGAGGCTGATGTTTATTTTGCAAATGGTATAATAGTACACAACGTTGAGAATCTTGAAGAGGATCGCGAAAAACAATTTATGCAATAAATGAGTATTATAAATAAAATTATTAGTAATAAGAACACCCTCACTTTTGTGTTGGGTGCTCTTTTTGTTTTAATGTTTTTAAAACAATGTGACAGTATATCTTCTTTGAAACAAGACGTTAAATTAGCACAAGAAGATGCTGGTAGACAGCTTAATAATTTTAAAGCGGCTCAAGATTCTGTTACTATATTAAGAAATGATAATGGTGATCAGCTTGCTCAGATTAGATCTTATGAATTTGATTTATCAAATATGGAATCTAGCCAAACTAAGTTGACTAAAAAATATAAGAAAGTGCTAGCACTTAATGATGACTTAAAAGAAGTTAACTCATTAATTTCGGCTAACCTAGAAATTACAGATAGTTTAGATGTAACTACTACAACTGAGACCATTGACACAACAACTACTAAAGTTACGTTTGCATCATCAGAAGATTTTGGTAATGGTAACTCTAGAAAACTAACAGGGTTTTCTACCTTTAAATATGAATTTGAAAAATTTAAAGTATTGGAAACTAAGTTTGAATTGACACAAACTTTAAGTTTAATGGCTGCAATTGAGAACGTAAATGGAGCCGATAGATTAAAGTTATCGACAAGCTATCCTGGATTAGAGATTAAAGATATTGAAAATATAAACTTAGTTAATAGCAGATTAAATAGAAAAGACCAAAAGAAATCTAGATGGCTAGTTGGTTTTGGTGTTGGATATGGAATTAATTTAAACAATAACCAAGTGATTAGTACTGGACCATCTATTGGTGTAGGACTTTATTGGTCACCTAAATTTTTACAATTTTAAAACATGGCTCAATCAAGCAGATATTTTTACTTAGATTCTGATATTTTATTAGAATTTATTTATCATGACCAAGGAAATCCTTCTAAATATCAAATAGAAGTTGACGATAATGGTAGTGAGGTAAAATTCTTAGACACAGTAAAAGGAATTACTTCAGAAAAAAGACACTTAATTAATGAATTAGGTAGTGCTGTTGTAAACTTTGATGTAACAGAAACTTCAGGATATTTATCAGTTGAAAACTTTGCATCAAGAACTTTACTTTTACAAAACGGAAAAACTTATAAATTTAATTTAAGTTTATTAACAGATCCTAGTTTATTTCAAATCAGTGGAGCTTTAGGGATATACTCTTATTCTGATGTAACTAAGATTGCTCAATTTACACCTAATCAAAATGGGATAATTGAATATTCTTACGAAGGTTTAATTGGAGGTAAAATAATAGTAGACACAAGAGCAAATCCATTATTTGCAAATCCAGATGAAAATACAGGAAACGATATTAATCAAACTATTGGAAGATATCACGCTATAAAATCTGGTAATACTGGTACTAAATATGCACTACTAGGCTATGATTCGACAGGAGATTATGAAATGTTTAATTACGTTAATAATAACGTTGAGTGGGCCGGTGGAAATGAAACTGATCTTTTAAACAACCAAACTAATGCAACTGCAAATATTAATTATATCAAATACGATAGTATTAGGTTACATCTTAGAAGTGGGTATAGTTTTGCTGCCAGAGGATATGAAGGGTTTTTATTCGAAATAGCAACTAAAAGAAATTCAGGTGTCAGGAACAATTTAACACAATTAGTATACTTAAATACTAGTAACTATGAATACGCTAATCCTAAACCTTTTATTTTAGGTGAGACATTATATAGTAAATTTATTGATATTAAAATTCCTACTCTTGTAGAACAGAATGAAGAGTTTAATGATTTATTTTATGGAGATGGAAGTGTAGGTTCTAGTGATTTAGATCCAACTTCTAATTATGAAATGACATTTAAATTAATAGATACATTACAAACTATTAATGGATTTGATTATTTCCTTACAGGTGAAGAGAATAGTTTTACTATTTCTAGAGAAGATGAATTTCAAGATTTTACTGTGGTAGTAGAAGATGCTACTGATGGTGATTACTTTAAGATATACGGAGAAAAAGATAATTCTATAGGAGCCTTTGAAGCGTACATACTAAATCAAATAACTAAGACTTCAGATGATATAGTTGTAATGTTTGATGTTGATGTTTTCGAAACTATAGGAAGTGTTGATATTAAAACATTCCAAACATCGTATACACAATATGAAGATTTCAATACACCTATTGTTTTTAGACCAGTGATTATTAATAGTAATACTGCTTCTAGTTTTTCAGTAGATGTAACTATGAGAATTTGGAATCAAACTGATAATACACAAATAGTAAAAAGAGCTAGTTTAACTTTAACACAGGCTGCAAAGTATGGTAAAAGATTAAACAAGTTAAAAATTAATTCCCCAAATCAGTTAACTGAAGTTTATAATGTTTTACCTGAATTATCTTCTAATAAAATTATAGAAGGAATATTCACAGACAACTTGCCCAAAAGTATAAAATATGTTCCTACATTTATAGAAAGACACAATGTTATTGCATCAAAATCAAAAATAGTGTTTGATTCTTCTAATGAAAATATAATGACACAGAGTATTACTGAGGTAGATACTTCTGAGTTTGTGAATGAAACTAAACTAAATATTGATATACCTCCATTTACTTCATATTATAAATTTGTGATTGCTAAAAGAAAAGGTGATGATGTAGAATTTATTTCTTTTACAAATGCAGAAAATGTAATATTAACATTCGGTGATGGAAAACAAAAATTAAAATTTAATCATATATCAAACAAGGATATTGATATGGGTGAAGGTGAAGTTTTGTTTAAAATAAGTGAAGCTAATGCTAATACTATTAGAGGTATGAAAAACAATAAGTTTTATATTAGTGTTAATAATGGCATTGACGAGAATATGATCATGTCTGGTAAATTTAAGAAATAATAAAAAACAATGATCTTAAATAGTAGAAATAATTCATTCGACTTTAGGTTTCCTAGAGGATTTGTACCTAAAGAAGTTGCTGATAAATATAAAAAATATATTAATAATGTGCCAGGTGGTTTATTATCTGAACCTGTAGATTTTATAAATTATAGCATTCAAGGTATTAATATACCTGGTGTTTCTTTTAATCCGTTAACACAAGAAGATAATGACGGTTCTATAAGATATCACAGGGGTGCTATTCCAATACAAAACACAATTAATAGAGAATTTACAGTTAGTATGCAATTACTAGATGGGTTTATTAATTATTGGATTATGATGGATACACTTTTATGGTATTACGCTAGATCTACTAAGCAATCTCATATAGAATCTCCATTAACTTTAAGAATATTAGATGCAGAAGGAGCATCAGTAGCATATATGGAATTCACAGATTGTATCATGAACTCTATTAATGAATTAAATTTAAATTTTGCAGAAAACGTTGCATCTTTTCAAACATTTGAAGTTACGTTCTTTTATAATAGATTAAACCTTAGATTAGAATTAGAATAAAATAAGATATATAATACATGAAAACATTTAATACATATTTAATTGAAAACGCTGTTAACGAACAGGATTTGGAACTTATTAATGAAGGTCTTCAAGAAACTTGGACTCCGGAGTTAGAAGAGAAAATAGATGCAGCATTAGAATCTTTTGCTTCAGAATATCAAAATGAAGATGGTTCTTATGATATTGAGAGACTTAATGAAGAGATGACTAATGAAGGTTTCTTTGGATCAATTATTGGTGGACTTACCGGTTTTGCTTTAGGGAAATCTATTGGTAAAATGCTAGCAAAAGTTCTTGGTATTCAAAAAGGTGTGTTTTACGATTTATTAACTTCTAGACTTGTAGGTGCCGCATTAGGTGCAGCTCTAGGTAAAAAACTGTAAATGAATTACTTAGCAGTAGATTTTTCTTTAAATTCTCCAGGTTTAGCCATATATAATGATAAAAAAAAGAGTTATCATTTTATTAGTTACATAAAACCAAAAACAGGAACTAAAGCAGAACAAAGACTTCAAGAAGAGATTTCTTTATTAGAAGATGTTACTTTAGTTAATCAACCTGATTTTACAAACAATGAATCTTTCTCAAGTGCCGAACTCTTAAAGGTAAAGAGATATGATAAAATGGCTGATGATTTAATCAACCTAATATTACAAAATTCTTTTGAAGGTGATGGTTTCACTATAGCATTTGAAGGTACTTCTTATGGTTCTAAGATGGGAACTAATAATATGATTGACATGGCAGCAGGAGCCGCAATCTTAAAGCTTAAACTTTTAAAGACCTTAAATCCAGAAGATTTACTTACTGTTGCTCCTACCACAATTAAGAAGTTTGCAGGTAAAGGTAATATGAATAAACTACAATTATTTGAAGCTTACCAAAAAAATGTGAACGAAGACCAAATCTTGGCTAAAAGCCCTTTGTGGAAAATAGTTAAAGACCTAGAAATTGGGAAGAAGATCCCGAAGCCTTTGGATGACTTAGTTGACGCTTATTTTCTCGCAGCATACGTTTCAAACCTCCAAGCCTAATCTAACTTCTGGCTTAACTAACATTTGTTATATGCACTTGCCGAAAAACTGTTTCATTTTATTTTAAAAAAAATTAAAATTAATCCCAGGTGAAACAAATTAAAGGTTAGATATATAATAAGTATAATAACAAAAGTATTAATTACATGTTAGTTACAACAGATTACCTTCGTTTATTAAGCATCCTACAAAAAATGGTGATAGCGAACCAGCTTACTGAAAAGCAAGCGTCAGAGTTACTTCACAAATCAGGACTGATTAAGTTAAAGGAGAATAAATGGAAGGAACCTTCTGGAGCAATCTTAACAATTAATTGAAACTATTTATTATTATACAATATAAGGAAACGAAAGAACATTAAAGTAATTTCAAGGTAAACAATTAACAATTTTAACAAACTAAACAATTTAAAGGTATGAGTGATTCATTTGACATTTTTAACTTGGGCGTGGAAGACGTAGAAACGCACCAAGTACAAGCAAGTAGTTCTACTAACGAGATCTACAAACCAACAGCAGACGATGGTAAAGACGGAACTTACAAAGCATTAATACGTTTTGTGCCAAATCCAGAAAACCCTCGTAATTCCCTAATCCAAAAATATGTACACTGGTTAACAAACTCTAGTGGCGATGGTAAATTAGTTGATTCTCCAGCAACAATCGGAGAAAAATGCCCTATCGCAGATGTATTTTGGAAGTTGCGTAAATCAGATTCAGCTGTAGATAGAAAATCTTCAGATAAACTAAAAAGACGCCAACAATACTATTCTTTAGTAAAGATCGTAAAAGATCCACAAAATCCAGAACTAGAAGGTACTTACAAAGTATTTAAATTTGGATATAAAATTAAAGAAAAGATAGACGCAGAATTAAAACCAAACTTTGGTGAGCCAACACAAGTATTCGATTTATTCGAAGGTAAAAACTTTGAGTTAGTTATCACTAGACAAGGTGAATATAATAACTACGATACATCTAAATTTTCTTCTAGTAAGTCAGCTATTATTATGGGCGATGCCCCGGCAGAACGTAGTAAAGAAACTATGACTACTATCAAAGAAGAGTTAGAAGCAGCTCCTTCATTAAAAGGATATGATTATCAAGCATGGGACGAAGATACAAGATCATTTGTAAATGATGTATTAAGAATGTATCTTAATCCGGGTGATTCAATTGCATCGATGACATCAAGTGCTCCAAAGGCAGCAACTAAAACTGCAACAGCAGTAAAAGAAAAACCAGCGGCAGCACCAGTGACTTCAACGTCGGAATCAACTTCAAGTGTATCAACAGATGATGATCTAGATTCTTTCTTGAATGACCTCGACATCTAATAACAATATAGAACTTACTGAAGAGTTAAAGGATAAAATAAGATATGCACTTAAGCAAGTAGTATCTCAAATACATTCTACTCCTAATAAGAAGCTACTAAAGGACATGCATGGGCGAATAACCTGTGCATGTCCCTATTGTGGCGATTCTCACTCGGACGATACCAAGAAAAGAGGTAATATATTTTGGGATACACTACAGTATCATTGTTATAATTGTAGTTATCATACTAATCTATATTCTTTTTTAAAGGATCATGATGTTAAGATGGACACATCTAATGACTCTTTTATGGTTATCGATTACATCAAACAAAATAAAATACAGGTAAACCCAGAGTCTGTATTGAAACACCAGGCGCTAGAAAAGATACATAATCTAGCAATTGATGTTGAAGAATTCAAGAAACATTTTAAAGCTAAAGTAATAGAACCAGGTGATTGGATTTGGTTTCAATTAAAAGATAGGTTATTACATAATCGATCTGAAGAATTTCTATATTCAGATAAAGAGTTTCGTTTGTGGATTCTTAATTATAGTACAGATGGCAAAATTATAGGTGCACAGACACGTAGAATGAAAGGGTATGGACAGAGATATTTAACTTATGATTTGCCAAAATTATATGAAGAAATGGGTAAGCCATTAGAAATGAGCAATGAGGAACTAAACACACTTACAAAGATATCAACACTTTTTGGAATTATGCAATTAAATTTCCAAAGACCAATAACAATGTTCGAAGGTCCTTTAGATGCTAAATTCATGAATAACTCGTTGGCCTTAGCAACTGCAGGTAGATCAACTGATGATTTTGATGAGATACCAACTGTTAGGTATATGTTTGATAATGACGCAACGGGTAAAAAGAAAATGGCAGAAAAGTTAAAGAAAGGACGTCCCGTTTTTATGTGGACTAAATTTCTTAGCGAAAATAAACTAGATACATATAATATTAAGGATCTAAATGATTTAATATTGAAGTGTTTTGAGCTTAAAATCGATGCTCACAAAAAGATCGATAATTATTTCACTTCTAATCAATTAGATTTATGGTATGTATAGAAACGATTAACAACATGGTTGAGGATAACTTTGATGAGTTCCAAAAAGACAGTGATAGATTTAAGGGTATGAAACTTTTGATAGATTTCAAGCCATTAGATCTTAGCGTCAATTCTCCAGAAATGGAAATGCCAAAACCTAAATTTAAGAAGAGGCAAATAACATCAAAATTTATTAAACCAAATCCTAACAAGAAATCATTATTTTAATATGACTAAAGAAAACATACTAGCATTAGACGGAAAATTAAGTAGACAAAGAACTGAGTGGACAAACAATATAAAAAAGTTGGCACAGAGTTTGAGAAACTTAAATTTAATGGAAGAAACAATTGCTGAAGTTTTATCTTCGCGTCAATCTCTAGTAGAACAAATGTCGTATTTAAATATGAAAGTAAAAGAACAAAAAGCAAAAGTAGCTATTAGATATAGAGAAGCCTATATTAGATACTATGAATATGATTATAAACTCGGAGAAAAACAAAAAGAAAGATTTATAGAGACAGACTTAGCAGACGAAAACATGATATTGTCTCATCTAGAAAATCAAGTTGAGTTTTTTAAAGATTCGGTAAAAACCCTAGATAATATGGGATTTGCCATTCGTAATAGACTAGCATTAAAAGATCTATAACGAAAAATAAAAATGCTCTAACAATGTGGAGCTTAGTTTAACTGAAAATAAACAGTTGCTACGTATTGATGAAGCAACTGAATTAGAACTGGAACAACTCAATATTTCTTTAAATAGAAGAATTGATTCATGGCGATTTAATCCTTTGGTTAAAAAGGGTTTATGGGATGGATATGTTTCATATATAAAAGATGATAAATGGATTCCTTCAGGATTATGGAGAGAAGTCATGCAGATATGTAAAGAATATAAATTTGAGTTTAAACTCAATGGTATTACTGACATGTTTGATACCAATATTAATCAAGAAAAATTTACAAAATGGGCTTTAGACTTTTTCGAAAAGTCAGAGATAACTCCAAGAGATTATCAAATAGAGGCAGCATTTAATATACTAAAATTTAGAAGATGCTTAAGTGAGCTTGCAACTTCTGCGGGTAAAACACTGATATCATTCTTAACAGTATCATATTTACTAGAACAACAAAAAGCAAAAAAGATTTTATTTATTGTACCCAATGTATCATTAGTTGTACAAGCGAGTGAAGATTTTCTAGACTATAATTATAGAAATGCAATAGATATTAAGGTACAGCAAATATACAGTGGTCAAAAATTAAGGCCAGGTAGGAATGTTATTATTGGAACATATCAATCACTTGTTAAAAAAGATAAAGCATATTTTGCAGAATTTGATGCAGTAATTGTTGATGAAACACACAAAGCAAAATCAGCCTCTATTAAAACTATTTTACAAAAGTGTATTAATGCAGATTATAAATATGGTTTATCTGGAACTATTCCAAAAGAAGGCACATTAGATAGATTAACTCTAATGGCATATACTGGTCCATTAATTACAGAAATAAGTGCACATTATTTACAAAACGAAGGGCATATAGCAGGTTGTAAAGTAAAGGTAATTAAAATGGACTATGCACCTCAATCTACAAAAGACGCATTTAGAGAAATGTCCCAGAATAGATATGAAAGTAAAGACGTTTTTAAATTTGAGCAAAACTATGTGATCAATTCACCTGGAAGACTTAATTTTATAACAAGTATTATCTCCAGGGTTAAGGGTAATAGTTTAGTTCTTTTTCATAGAATTGAACATGGTAAAAAAATATATGAAAAACTCAGACAAGAGAGTGATAAATCTGTTTATTATGTTGATGGTGGAATTGATAAAGATATTAGGGAAGAACACAAAAAGAAAATGGAAGCTGGAAACCAAGTCGTCATTGTCGCTTCATATGGTACATTCTCAACTGGTATATCCATCAAGAAAATCCACAACATATTCTTCACAGAATCATTTAAATCGGAAGTAATTATTAGACAATCTATCGGTAGAGGTTTAAGGCAACACAGCTCTAAAGACTCGGTCAATATTATAGATTTTGTAGATGATTTAAGTTCTCCTGATTGGGACAACTATCTAATAAGACACTCCAAAGAAAGACAAAGGATCTACAAGGAACAGAAGTTTAAGTATGATATAAAAAATGTAGATTTTGAAGGAGATATATAATAAAATAATAACATACAAAAAAATAACAACACTATGTATAAATTAAAATCTTTTGATCAGTTTTCTACTGAATCACAAATCAATAGATCTAGACAAGTAGAAGAAGAAAACTCTACTAAAAGAAGTACTGAAGCAGAAACATATAAAAATTTACTTGGTGAATTTAAAGTTACTTCTATCAAAGAATTAACTGAAGAGCAAAGAATCGAATTTTTTACTAAGTTAAGAGGCGCTGAGATTAACGAAGCAACTGTTTTAATTGAAGAAGGAACTAGAGGACAAATTGGTAAAATCGATAAAAAAGGAAATATCACTTCTGTATATATGCATTATGATTCATATCCTGAAAACATATTACCTATTATAACTTCAACTTTTAAAGATGGTAAAAATGTAGATTTTATTCTTAAGAATGGAGACAGTTCGGGTTTAGATAAAGATGTTAAGAAGATTAATTTCTACGGGAACTTTACAGCGTCTAAGGGTAAAGTTGCTAATATATCTAAATATCTAAGGGATGTTGCTGATGGCGGCGGTGCTGAATTCGTATACTTATGGGATGAAGCCAACAAAGAATGGTTAATGGCAGACATTTACGGTAAAGGATATGATGATGTTTATCCAGCGTTTGAATCTTTAACTACTTCAGTAAATGAGGCTATTTCAGTTCAATATAAAAGAGACGCAAAAAAAGTTTTGACAGTTTATAAAAATTTATTTACTAAGAAACTAACAGATTTTGGTGCAATGGACAAAGTAGGTACATTAGGTTGTATTAAGTATCTTTTTGAAGAAGCGATGACAGATGCTAATTTCCACAGAGAGAAAGTTATATCTAAGAATATTAAAGGTAGAATAGGTTCATTTGAATTAAAAGTAGCAGGTTTAGGTAATCACTTTTTAACAATAGGTGCTACTACTACAAAAAGAATTTTAGATAAACATTATAGTGACCTTGCAAATGCAGCTGGTTGGTCAGGAATCGGAATTGTTGAAGGTACTGCTCTTTATTTAGAGAGTATTAAAGAAGAAGCTTCAGGTCAAGCTTTATTAAATGCGTTTAACATGTTTGAGTCATTTGCGTATGACGAAGGAGATGCTATCAATGAGAAATCATATGATAAAAAGTCTTTAATGAAAGCTATGAAAGCAGATGATGGCATGATTCAATTAGGAAATGGACAAGAGTATGTTATTTATGCATATGGTAATGGCAACGATAACAATGATGATATGTGGGGAGATAAAACAATCTTTGGATTAGATCAAGACGGAGAAGAACATGAGATTAAATATTCTGACATTGTAAGTTATAATGAAGCTACTGTAGTAATGGATGCAATGGATCCTAAATCAAAGATACTTAAAAAACTTTTAAAGAAACATAACGTTAAAATGAAAGTTTTAGATCCTAGTGGACCAAGTGGTTGGCCAGAGGTTGAAATGACAGGTTCAAGAGAAGATCTGCAAGCAGTTTTAGCATCTGAAGATGGTTGGGACGACGCTGGTCTAGAAGAATATATTGAAGAATCAGTAGTTACTGAATCACACCCAAAATGTTCAAATAAAAAAGGACATGCATACAAAGAAATTGACAAAGACGGAACTGTAGAATGTGAATATTGTGGTTTAAGAAATTCATTAAGTGAATCAGAGGTTACTGAAGCTAAATTTGTTAAAGAGTTTGACGAGGCTGTTTTAAAAGCAACTACACAAGAAGAGGTTCTTGAAATTTATCCAAACGCAGAATTCTTTATTGGCAAATCAGATCATTTCTTTGGAGAGTTTGATGAAAATTTATTCTTTAAAGCATATTATACCAAAGGACAAAAAGAATTTGAAATCAAGTCAATTTATTCTGAAAAAAACAGTAACTATGTTCACTTATATAATGAATCAGTAGTTACTGAAGCTAAAGGCTTTAAAAACACAACAGATTTCGAAAAATTCTTAATAGAAATTGATGGAATGGGAGAAGCTCAAATTAAAAAGATAATGGGTAAAGATTATATCGATACTCCTGGTTATTATCAAGATGAAAAAGATGATTATGATGATGTGGAAGATTTTATGAGATCTAATATGGGCACTTCAGAATTTGAAAAACTTGAATCATGGTGGGAAAGCAACGTTGCAGAATCAGTAGTTACTGAAGCTGAAGTTAATTCAGATGAAGAATTTGAAGAATATGCGGTAACTGTTTTACAAAAAGCATTTGGAGAAGATTTTGACGAAGCTAAATCTAAAAAAGTTATAGACGGTATTTTATCTAAAGCAGATGGAGATTATGGTACTGCAGTTGGTATGCTAACTAGCTCGTTAGGACAATAATAAAATAAGATAAATACCTTATGAAGATCTTTACTAATTTCAATGAATTTATAACTGAGAGTGTACGTACTAGTACAACTGAGTCCCTTATTTTAGAAGGTGGAGCAGCGGGCCATATGTCACATCCATTTGATGAAAAAGATTTAACATTCGGTGACTTTAAAAAAATTGTTGAAGCTGGTCTTCAAGGAGAATTAAACTTTGAAGAGGTTGCAACAGAAAAAACAGACGGCCAAAATTTATTTGCCACCGTAAGAAACGGAGTTACTCTATTTTCTAGAAATAAAGGCCAATTAATTAGCCCAGTCGATTTAGCCGGTATTATAAAAATGTTTGAACAGCATGAAGTTCCCTTAGTAAGAGAAACATACGTGTTTGCTGCTAAAGACCTAAATGAAGCTCTTCCAAAGATGAAGGATCAGTCTATATTTAATGAAGGTAAGAACTTTATTAATATGGAATTAATTTACTCTAAGAATCCTAATGTTATTTATTATGAAAGAGATGTTTTACAATTCCATGATATTAAGGAAACTGATGGAAATGGAAATATTATTGGAGAGCAAAAAATAGCAGGAGAGCTGGTTTCCGCATTAAAAGAAGTTGATGCTGATGTTCAAAAAACATTTACAATAATTCCCCCTCAAATATTAAAATTAGGAAAAGATATTGATTTCGAAAAAAATCAATCTAAATTCATCAAAAAGATTGAAGCACTAAGAGATCGTTATGGTTTATTAGATACTGATTCAGTTTCAAGATATCACGAAATGTGGTGGAGAGAAACTATAGATAGAAACTTTCCAGATACAGAACAAGATTATAAAGAAGGTTTATTATTAAGATGGGCTTATGGTGATAAGAAGACTTTAAACATGAGATCTTTAGACAAATCGTTAGGTAAAGATAAAGCATCTCTTATTAAGAAATTTGACAAAGAAGATGTTAAAAAGAAATATAAAGAAAACATTAGACCGTTTGAAGATTTATTCTTAGAACTAGGATCTATAATTCTTAAAAATGCTTCTAATTTTGTAGCAGCAAATCCAGACAAGGAAATGCAAAGATTACATAATCAAATAAGAACAGAAGCTGAAGCTATTAAAAAAACCGGAGGTGAAGCTCAAATTGCAAGAGTAGAAGCTGAACTTGCCAGATTAGATAGAATTGGAGGAATAGAATCTATTATACCAACTGAAGGAATAGTTTTTGTGTACAAAGGAAAAACAATGAAATTAACAGGTACGTTTGCAGCCATTAATCAATTAATGGGTATCATAAAATACGGAAGATAATGGCATTACAAAATTTAAGAACATATTTTCAATCAACTAACATTAATGACTTTAATTCAATGTTGAAATTAACATGTGTTGTATCGGAAAAAATACAAGCATCTTCGTTTCATGTTAAAAGTACTAGTACCGGTTATGAATATTTTAAAAGCGGTTCTAAACATAAAATGGATAAAGTAGATAGAACTATGGTAAGATACTATGAAAATGGTATTAATTACTTTAAGGCTATTCCTAAAGATGTAAAAGAAGATATGCCACATGATTGGAAATTCGGATTTGACTACATGATAGACAACAAAACAGTAGATATCGAATACGAAAGTCTTCCTAAAAACCATCTAATACTAACACACATACAAATATTAAATCCTAAAAACCCTACACAAATTAAAAAAGTTATTAGAGATCCACAGATCTTAAATAAGTGGGCAGAATTATTAGGGGTACAAAAACCACCTGTTATATTTCAAGGAGTTTTACAATCAAATCAAAAAGATGACTTAATTAGATTACTAGAACTTTCTGATTCTGATTTTAAAATCAAATTCAAAGATCAATCTTTTACAAGAGCCATATTTAATATATTCAACATAGGTCTTAATAATCCAACTTTAAATTCTAATTTAGATAATGACATAGACGGTTTAATAGTAAACTTCTATGAAGGTAAAAATCCAAAAAGTTTTAAACTTGAAAGATTTGACAGAAAGGATATTCAAAAAAGAGAGCCATCTGACATGTATCAGATCGCTATATTAGATTTAGTAGAGTATATTACAGAGTTTAATCTTGAAGAAATTTCTTTAGAATCAGAAGATTCAGCAGAAAGGTATATTGAATTAATTTCACACATCTTCAATGCATACATTGAAAAGAATGCTTCTAAATATGTAGGAGCTAGCTTTAATTCTGCAGATTTTTCAGAAAACAAAGGTTTTAAATTAAACCCAGCCTTTATCACAAATGAAAAAACACTATCATTAATACAAAATAAAGTTTTATCAGAATTGTATAAAATAGCTTTAGGTAGTTTTAGAAAAAAGAGAAACAAAGAAACAGATATTATTAATAAAGATTTAATGTCACAGATCAATGAAATAGTTGATAGTATAGATGCAATAGTAATGGCAAAAACAAATGAAAATGATGTTCTTAACTTTAAATCATATTTGTTAAATCAAAAATTACAATATAATGAATCTCCTGTTTTAGAAGCGTTAAAGGTAGATTATCCAGAACATGGTAAGAAATTAGTAAATATGTTTGTTGGTAGATTCCAGCCCTTTACATTGGGTCATGCTAAAGTAGTTGAAACTATTCATAAGCAAAATGGCCACCCAGTTGTAATCTTATTAGTAAAAGCCAAGAACAAGAAAAAAGAAGATGCATTTAAGAGACCTTATGATGAGGAAACTCAAGTTGAAATGATCAATAGATTAAAATCTAAATATCCAATTGAAGAAGTTTTCGTAATTCCAACAGGTGGTATTGACACTATGTTTAATGCAATGAGGCCAAAATATGAACCAGTATTATGGGGAACCGGAAGCGATAGAATGAAAACTTATGGATTCCAAGTAGATAAACCAGAATATAGAGAAGATCTTGGTGTTAGAACTGATTTTGGACTTTATGAAATACCAAGAACTGGTAAGAATATATCAGCAACACAAGTAAGAAACGCAATGTTAGATGGCGATGAGAAGCTATTTAAGAAGCTAACGCCTAAGCCAGTACATGATATGTATAATGAATTAAAATCTAAACTGGAAGATTCTATGGGGGTTTTAGAAGAGGCTGAAATAGCAACATTAACATTCGATCAATTTATCAAGAATATATAATAAAAAACAATAATATTATCACATGGATATTAACGAAGAACCATTAGAAGAAAGAAACATCACAGTTAAGAGAAAATATACTGAAAACCATCCTGCAAAAACTGTTGGTAAAGCAGCTAAAATTAGAAATAAAGTATTAGAAGCTATTAAAGATGGTAAAATTTCCCAAGAAGAATTTAAAAGTATTGTTAAGGAAATGACAACTGATTCTACAAGATGGTTAAGAAGAAACACACCATATTTTAATGTAAGCGAAGATGGTATCTCTCTTTCTAAAACAGGTATGAGAATCTTAAAATCAATTACTCCATCAACAGAAGTTACACTTAATGAAAAGGCAACTCCTTTTAAAATTGCAAATGCAATGGCAGAAGAAATGTTTGGAGAATTTGGAGTAGCAACTTTAGATTACGATGATTTAACTAGAGTGATAGATATTAAAAAAGCAGATAAATTATCTAAAAAGTATGGAGAAAATAGTTTTATGTCATTAACTGAAATAGACATGGAAGAGCTTTTGAATAAAAATCCAAAATTAGTAAAAGAAAATACATCAAATATAAAAATGGAAACACCAAAAAACAAAACAATATTTATTTATGAAAGCTTTAGTGAATTCGTAAATTCATTATCTAACGAATTAGTTACTGAAGCATTTGGTTCACAAAGACTTGCTGAGCTATTTAGAGGAAAATCTGGTAAATTAGACAAACACTTAGCAAGCGCATTTTATGGTTCTACTAAAGTAGCATTAGATAAAGTACAAGATGAAGATCTTATTACTACTGATCCACAAACCGCGTATAAAGCAAAACAATCAAATTCTATTATTTTCTATATTTCAGACAATGAAAAAGAAAATCCACATGCACCTTATGATGCATATCAAGGCAATAAAGTTATTCCAGGTGGAGGTTATTTATTAGCTGTTACTTCTGGTGGTAATAAATTCTATGATCAAGTTTGGTCTTCATCTAGTAGATATGGCCGCTCAAAAAACAGGGATAGAAATCTTAAACAAGTAGATAATAACCCAACAGATTCAATAGGTATTGGTAAAAAATACAAAGGATGGGATGCAACTGGACTTTATAACGTAAAGAGAATTGCAGAAGTTGCGGATAGAGCTATTGTCATTAATGTTGATTTATTACAACAAAAGTATTCAACTGTAAACAAAAGAAATGATAGACACGCTGCAAAATCAGGAGCTACAGCATTTAAATCACATGATGATTTTAAATCTGAAAACAAGAAAAGATACGAAACTATTTTAGCGAACAACGCAGCTAAATTACCACTAGATAAAATGGTCTCGGATGCAATTGACGAATTAACTGCACAAATTCAAAATGGATTAAAAAAAGGTGAGAAAACCAAATATGGTGAAATCATGATCGGAACAAACAAAAGAGGATCTGTTGTTAAATTAAGAGATGCTTCTAATCACATGTCAAATATATTAGATGACTATTCTAGATATTGTGATTATGTTAGACAAGGTGAAGAATCTAAAGAAAGATATGGTTCAGCTGAGAGTTGGTACGAAAGAGAAACTAAAAACTACGCTAAGAATATCAAAGATAGAATTAATAAAATCAAAACCTTCGATTACGCTTGGTAATCAAAAAAACATTTATAAAAATGAAACGCATACCAACATTTGAGTCATTTGTAAATGAGTATTCTACAATCGTAGAAACTACGAAAATGCTCAAGGCCTTAAAGAAGGTAGTAAAGAAAGCAGATTCTTTTGAAGAAATCGGTGAAGAACTAGAAGATCTTGACTATAAAAAAGAATATCAATGGGAATTAGTTAAAGACGGTTCATATCCAGTATATGTGATTACGTATTTATCAGGTACTCGCCATGGTATAGCAGATCCAAAATTCTGGGAAAATAGTGCAGACATTGAAGAGACTATTGGTGATGTGGCTATTGGCTGGATCCTGACTAAATAACTCTAACTAAAAATAAAAACATTTATAAAAATGAAACATATTAAATTACTTGAATCTTTTTTAAATGAATCAATTTCTTTTAATAAAAAAGGAATTAAAGTTAAACTAGAAGACAAACTTAGACTTGCCAAAATAGCAGTAGAAAAATGGGGAGATTCATATAGCGGAGTTTTAAACGACGTTGAATCTATTTTAAAATCAGGCAAATTACCAAGTTATAAAGAACCATTAATGGTACAAGGTGATACTGCAAAAGATTCTTACGATATATTTCAAGGAAGAAATGCTGTAAAACTTGCAGAAGCTATTTCTAAAGTAATTAAGAAATATAAGAAATATGAAATTGAACAATCTTCAGTTCCTGCAGCAGGTGGATGGTCAGGTACAATGAGATCTACTGTTGGCGGCAAAATTGAAGGAAGAGCAAACTTTAATCCAGGAGGTAGAAGAACATTTTTAATCGCAGTTACATGTGGCGGTGGAATTGACTCAAAGGTTAAAGATAAAATGTTTCAAGAAATTTACGAATTAATGTTTGTATTAGATGAATATAATTCATCAGACGGTGGAATTATGTTTGATCATTCATCAGGTACTAATTATAGTACAATTGGATTAGCAAACTCAAGCTATTCTTTTAATAATGGAACAGCTAACAGTTTAATAGATATAATGAACAATCACTAAAATGAAGCACGTAAAGTTATTTAAACAATATATTAATGAGAAAATAGAATATTCATATTCTACGGTTAATGGTAAAAAGATAGAATCTTCATGGTCAGGTAGTGCAGATTCCCTTAAAGATTTTATCAAACTAATAAAAGGGATACCTGAAACTTTACAATCTATTAAAGTTCAAACTGGAACTAGTTCTTTTAATCCAGAATCAACAGAAATCAATGGACCATTTAATTCTTCTAAAATAAATAAAATAATTAAATTAGTCAAAGACGCAGATAAATCATTTGGTAAACAAGATGAAAAAATACACACGTATTTGTTATCGTCTTATTATGGGGCAGGTGGTAAAAACCACAACTCTGATCCTGCATATATTTCATATAGAACTGAACGTAGCGATAATTTTGGAAAAGCAATGTCATCAGGAAAGCACGGATCATTAGATTGATTTTAAAGATATATAATAAAAACAAAACAATTAAAATGGCAAAAATGAAACACGTAAAATTGTTTGAAGCATTTG